CACTACAATAGCAAAAATCTAAGAAGGGAGTTTATGTCTTACAAATGGAAAAAGGATAAAAACGATAACGTAATTGAAGAACCTGTAAAGGCAAACGATGACTTGATGGATGCTTGTAGGTATGCCGTGTTTACACATCTAACCAAGCTAAAATTTGAAGTGTCGGTATTTTAGGATAAATTGTCTAACTTTGTTAAAATTCATATATAATGGGATTACTTGACTTTTTTACTAAAAGACAAAAACTATCAACTGTACTACCTCAAATTCCTTTTAACGGACAAGTAGCAATACAACAAGGAATAATAACTTGGCAAGGTGGCGATAACATTAGCTTTGTGCGTGATGGTTATAGTGCAAACGATATTGTTTATTCTATCGTTAAATTAATTACCGATAAAGCAAAACTTGCACCATTCCACGTATATAAAGTAGTTGACGAAAGAGCAGCTAAAAAGTATAAAGCGTTGATGAGTCAACCAGATAAGATTGATAACTGGAAAGATGTAGAAAAGTTACATAAGAAAGCATTTGAACTATATACAGGCGATGCAAGATTAAACGAGTTATTAAAATATCCTAATAGCGAAGATACCTTTGGCGATTTCGTAGAGGCTTGGTGTTCTTTTAAGTTAATCACAGGTAACTCTTTTGTTTACGCTAAGATGATTGAAGGTGGCAACAACAATGGTAAGCCATTTGAAATGTACGTTCTACCTTCTCAATATATGTACGTTTTAGCCGACATACAAAACTTCCCACCGACAATTGCAGGTTATCAATTGAACTATGGTCCACTTTGGAATTTTACTAAACAAGAAATATTACAAGATAAATACTTTAATCCACAATGGAATACAACTGGGAATCAACTATATGGTCAATCACCTTTGATGGCTGCTGCGAGAAACTTAACTCGTTCAAACGAAGCCAAGACTGCGGCGGTTGCATCTTTCCAGAATGGTGGTCCAGCTGGAGTTCTTTTTATGAATGATGAACGCTTTGACCCTATTAGTGGACAACAACAAGCACAAGCACTTAAAAGAGCCGTGAGTGAAAAAGGTGGCTCTGCTAACTTTAATTCAATTGCGGTTAGTGGCTACAAAGTAGACTGGAAGCAAATCGGATTAAGTCCTGTTGAATTAGACATCATTGAAAGTGAAAAGTGGGATATGAAAGCACTTTGTAATATTTACGGAGTACCTGCGCAACTTTTAAACGATAGCGACAATAAGACTTACAATAACCAAAGAGAAGGCGAAAAAGCATTGACATTACGTTGTGCTATTCCTTTGCTTACAGGTATTAGAGATAACTTAAATAGAAAGCTACATTCTGACTGGGGTTATAGAGGCACAGATATTTACGTTGACTTCGATGCAAGTGTTTATGGCGAATTAGAAGCAAACAAAGCGGAGCAAGTAGAATGGTTGGATAAGGCTTGGTGGATTGCACCTAAGCAAAAGATGGATATTATGGGATTAGAAATTCCACCTTATATTGACCCAATAGAAATGGAAAAACTTTACATTCCAACAAGTTTGCAATCACCAGATGAATTTCAACCTTTAACATTACCAAATGAATAGTCAATACGTTATTGATTTGTTGTTTGACCTTAAAGTTGAACTAAAGAAAGACCTAACTGAAATAGTAGACGAGGTTTACAAAAAGTACCACGATACTGTTAATATGTCTTTTAGCGAATTAGAGGCTTGGAGCAAGACGGAGTGTTCAAAGTTGGCATCATTAGACAGAAGTCCAATAAACCGAAATTTGAGGCTCTTAAAGACCAAGAAAGCGGATTGGGGTGCAAATGAGGTAAAGGCTGCTAACCGAACAATTAGTTTTGTTAGTAGAATGAAAAATATGGAGCAAGGGCAACCTGTAAATAAAACCTGTCCATCTAAGAGGGATATATCCTTAAAGAATTGGGCATACAATCCTAATAAATGATTTGGCAAGATTATAAGAAACTTTATGCTAATGCATTAAAAACCTATTCGCCAAAGTTCAAGAAAGAATTACAAAGGCAAGTGGATACTTATTGTGATACGCAAGATATGGATGCAATAAGCGACAAGAAGATAAAAAATACCATCCAAAACCTACATATTGCAATGGGGGTTAAGATGGCACAAATTGCGGAAAAGAATGTGTCTAAGTCGGTCAAGGGTTACTATGGACCAGAGGAGTTTAAAAGTAAGCAAACTGATTTGTTTACTTATGTAATGCTCACTTACCTTGAACTAAAAGGCTTAGATAACATAGCAGCCGAAATAACACAAACAACAAAAAACCAAATTCAACAATACTTAATAAAGTCGGTTGAGGATGGTTTAACTATGCAAGAAACAATAAAGCTATTAAGAACGGCTGGTATTACGGATTACCGAGCAGAAATGATAGCAAGAACGGAAACAGGTAGAGCAGCGAACATTGGCTCTATGGTTGGCACGGCTGCAACTGGACTTGTAACTATGAAAGAGTGGATTGCTGCAAGGGATAACAGAACAAGACGAGTGCCACGAGATATGTTTGACCATTATCATATGGATGGAATAAAAGTAGAATACGATGAAAAATTTAATGTTAAAACTAAGAATGGCGGTTTTGAGCAAATGTTACATCCTTGCGACCCAAGTGGAAGTGCTGGGGATGTTATCAATTGCCGTTGTACGTTAGGTTACGAAGCCGTTAGAGGCGAAGATGGTAAGCCAAAAAGGTTACAAGATAACCCACCGAGAGGCGATATGGGGTTAGTGTGGAATCTAATAAATAACGTGGCTTTGATGCAAATTTCAAACTTAATAAGAGATTTGTTAGCAGATTAAAAAAAATTAATAACTTTGTTATATGAGTAAGATTGAAAACAAAAGCTACAATGATATGATTTTGGATATAGAGCCAGAATCAAGAACAGTAAAAGCGTGTTGGTCAAGAATTGGTAACGTGGATTTAGACAATGATATTATCGTTGCAGAAGCGTTTACTAAGACTATCAAAGAACGTGGACCAAAGGGCAAGAATATGATTTGGTCTTTAGTAGACCACAAAGCTGATATGGCACATACTTTGGGTAAGCCTAAAGAATTGTATATAGAAGGCGATATGCTTGTTGCGGTTACTGACTTAATAGAAACTGAATGTGGCGAAGATGCAATCAAGTTATATGAAGCTGGTTTAATCAATCAACACTCAATCGGTTTTAGTACGTTAAAGTCGGATGTTAACCAAAAGACAGGTGTGCGTACAATCACAGAATTAAAACTATATGAAGGCTCTGCGGTTCTTTGGGGTGCTAATCCTGAAACTCCAACATTGGGTTTCAAAGGTGAGTTCAAAGAAACTAAAGAAAATTTATCAATAAGATTAGAAAACTTAATCAAGGCATTTAGAGGTGGTACATTTACGGATGACACTTTTGCTTTGATGGAGATTCAAATAAAACAAATACAAGCTGAATTATTGGCTTTGGAAATTACTGAAACAATCACTCAACCCGCAGAAGCAGTTGAGCCGACACCAGTAGTAGAAGAAAAGAATAACGAGGAAGTATTAAAGGCAATTAAACAATTTAACAATCTATTTAAAAAGTAAAAATGGAAAATTTAATCAACGAAATGGCTGAGAACCTTAAAGGTTTTCAAGCTAATGCAGAAGCCCAAATCAAAGAGGTGGCTGCACAAGTAACTGTTGTAAAAGACGAGTTACAAAAACAAATTGACGGACAATTAGCTGCACAAAAGAAATCAGCTAAGAAAGAAGTTAAATTTATGGATGAAGTTATCTTAGAGAAATTAGATGGCAACTTCGATGCAATGGAAAAGGCTTTAAAATCTAATGGCAAGTTCCGTTTAGATTTATCTGATGTTAAGACTATGACTTTAAGTGGTAACTTAACTGGTGATGCTCAAGCATCTTATGCTCCAAACCCAGCTATCCAACCAGCACAATCTTTAAACTTTAGAGATTTAATCCCTACTGTAAGAAGTGAAAGCGGTCTTTATGTTTACTATCGTGAGAATAGCGGTTTGACTAACAACATCGCTGCTCAAACAGAAGGTTCTAACAAAGGTGAGAATAACTACTCTTTGACTGAAGTTAAAGTTGTAAACGATTACTTAGCTGGTTTCTCTACTTTCTCTAAGCAAATGTTGAAGTCATTACCTTTTATGACTCAAACTTTACCAAGAATGTTACAAAGAGATTTCTTCAAGGCTGAGAACGCATCTTTCTTCTCTACTGTATCTGGTGCTGCAACTGGTTCAACTACAACTGCTGAAACAAACGATTTATTACAATTGATTGATTACATCGGTAACCAAAAGACTGCAAACTTTGTTCCTTCTTATGCTTTAGTATCTCAAACGCAAATGGGTCGCTTATTGAAAGCAACTGTTGCTGCTGGTTACTACGCTGGTAACGGCTCTGTGGTAGTTAGTCCTAATGGCGGAATCACAATCTGGGGTGTACCTGTTGTATCTGCATCTTGGGTAACTGATGACAAAGTATTAATCTTTGATAATAGCTACTTAGAAAGAGTTGAAGTTGAAGGTTTAGCAATCGAGTTCTCTTATGAGAATGGCGAAAACTTCCAAAAGAACTTGGTAACTGCTCGTATTGAGTGTTACGAAGACATCAACTTAATGTTGACTACATCTGCTATCTATGCAGATATGGGTAACGTATAGTTCTAAAGGTTTAGTAAATAAATGACCCCTGCCAATTCGGTGGGGGTTTTTTATTGGAATAAATTAAGTAATTTTGTAAAAAAAGGATATGTCTTATTCTAATTATATCAATGACTTTAGTGCCGTTCCTGTCGCACCAATAGTAGAGCCAGTTACTTTATCGGAAGCAAAATTATATTGTAGAGTTACAACAACCGCTGAAGATACCTTAATTACTTTGATGATTACACAAGCAAGGGAAGCTATTGAAGTGGCAACAGGATTGAGTTTGATACCAAAGGACATTACTACTTACTTTAATAACGTGAGTGGTAATTTTGATATTCCATTCGGTCCAGTTGATTCTGCAACGTTTCAGTTGTTTGATATGGAGCAAGATGCTTTAGAAATAGAAGGAACAGACCTACAATTAATAGGAGATGAGTTCCCTAAGTTATCATATCCAAGATACCCTAACTTAAAGGCTACTTATGAGGCTGGTTACACAACCATCCCTAAAGACCTTAAAATAGCAATATTAGACCAAATTAGTTATGACTACGAAAATAGAGGATTAGATGGCGATTCAGGTATTTGCGAGAAATCTTGGAAAGCGTGTCAAAGATGGACAAGAATATCCCCAATATTATAATATGAAATTAGGTAAAGCGAAAGCAAACTATATTGACGCAAATACTATGACAAGACAAGTCGGTATTTGGGCATCTACAAGGGTAAGTGATGGTCAAGGTGGGTACACTACGACCTTTGCCCTACAAACGACAGTATGGGGCGATTTAAGACCAGATAATCAAGTTCGTTCAGTAGGGGAGTCAGAATTGCAATTTGACCAAAGAAGCGTACTTTATATTCGTTATGGGATTACTATCAACGATTCGTATGAGGTAGAGGTTGAAGGCAATAGATATACGATACATTCTATTAAAAACGTAGAGAACCAAAATAGGTTCTTGGAGTTAATAATTTACAAGTAATGGCATTTGGAATAGACTTATCTGGCATCCCAAGACTTGAAAAAAAGTTAGCTGACCTTAATAGTAAAGTAGCTAATGATATAGCTAAAGAAATGTCTGCATCAACATTAAAGATTGAAAGGGATGCAAAAAGAAATGCGCCTGTAAATTTGGGTACTTTAAGACAAAGTATTCACGCTACAAGCAAGGATAAGTTAACGCATTTTGTAGAGGTAGGGGTATCTTATGGTGCATATGTTGAATTTGGAACAGGCGGAAAGGTTTCAATACCAGCAGGTTTTCAAGATTATGCAGCAACATTTAAAGGCAATAAAGGTGGAAGTTTAAATGATATGATTGAAGCATTAACTTTGTGGGTAAAAAGAAAAGGTTTAGCTGGAACATATAGTGTAAAAAGTCAAAGAAGATTAGGTGGTAAATCAACACAAGCAACACAAGACGAAAAGTTGGCAAGGTTTTTAGCTATAAAAATATTAAAGAATGGCATTAGACCTCAACCATATTTGATACCAGCTTATGAAGCAGAAAAGCCTAAATTAATAGAAAGATTAAAAAAGATATTAAATGCTTAATCCTAATATAGAGATAAAAAAATGGTTTTATACCAACTTAACAAGTGCAACTTCATTGGTTGTTTACGATGGTTTTGCTCCTGAAGGTGCAGGTAATGAGTACATTGTTTTAACTGGTAGAACATCAAGTCAAGAACAAGGCAAAGAAGGATATACAAATAGTATAAGCATCGATGTTGATATTATTACAAAAAATGCTAACTTTGGTTATAAACGTGCTGAAACTATAAGCGACTTAGTTTTGACTGCAATTAATTCTGACACCAATATAACATTGGCAAATGGGTTTACTGCATCAAGTTTAAGTGTTGAAAGTGTAAGAAACTTAGACGGCTTAAGTCCTTTAGATAATGTTTTTAGAGTATTGATAACTTATAACATAATAATAACTCAAAATTAAAATTAAATAAAATGGCAGAAACAAAAGTAAGCGCAAGAGATTATATTCTCTTAGCTGACATAGACGGAAATGGTACATTCAAGCCTGTTGCTTGTTTGACTACTAACTCGTTTACATCAACAAATGATACTATTGACGCAACTTCTAAGTGTGGCAATGAGTATAGTCCAGCACCATCATTTTCTCAATCTTTTGATTGTGAAGGTTTTGCAATTGATGAAACAGGAAGTCCAGCTAAAGATAGCTACCAACAATTATATGCTGCTCACGCTGCTAAAACATCTTTCAATATGAAAATGGGTAAGGCAAGTCCAACCGCAGGTGATATTACTTATAGTGGTCAAGTATTTATTAGCGATTTCGGTGTTACTGCTGATGATAAGGATGATGTTAAATTTACTGCAACTTTTGTAGTAACTACACCTCCTTTAACACAAACTGAAACTGCATAATAAATAAAAAACTATGTACGAATTAAAGACTGACAACAACACAATCCACTTAAAGTGGGGAACTTGGGCAATGAAAAGGTTTTGCGAATTAGAGAATAAAAATCTAATGCAGCTAATCGAGGTTTTATCTGGTGGGATTTATGACTTAGATACAATCGTTCATATTGTTCAAGCAGCAGCAGAAAGCGGATGCAAGAGCCTTAAAAAGCCTATTGACTTTGATGAATTTGAGGTGTGCGAATGGATTGACCAAGTTGGTGGGTTATCGGCAAAAGATGGACAATTGGTCGAGTTTATGAAATATATGCAAGACTCAATGACTCCAGAACTTAAGCCAGAGAAAGGAACGGATGAAAAAAAAAATTAGGGTTTTATAGTTGGGACTCAATAATTATTCTCGCTATTGAAGTTGGCTTAACGATTAACGAGTTTTGGCAATTGACGTGGCGAGAATTTTTATTATATAAAAAGGCTTATGAGAATAAGGAAGTGAGGGAATGGGAAAGAACAAGGATGGTAGCTTATTTGATTTATAAAGTAAATACAAGTGAGAAAAGTCCAAAGAGTTTAAAATCATTTTTTCCTTTGCCAAGTGATGAAGTAGAAGAAGAAAAGCCAAAAATAACGCAAGAGCAATTGGCAAGAACATTAAAGTTGTATGGAGTAAAATAATAAAATGGCACAAGAAACGTTAAAACTTACGATAACCGCTGATACCGCTGAAGCGTTAGCTAACTTAAATAACTTTATTAAAACATCTAAAGGTTTAAAAACCGAGATGCAAAATTTTGGTAACGTAAGCGGACAAGCCACAAATGCTTTATCAAATTTATCAAGGGTTGCTCAAGATGCCCCTTATGGATTTATGGGTATTGCCAATAACTTAAACCCTTTATTAGAATCATTTCAAAGACTAAAAGTTGAGGCTGGTAGTACAGGAGGTGCTTTAAAAGCAATGGCAGGTGGTTTAATGGGTCCAGCGGGTATAGGTTTAGCATTGGGTGCGGTTTCATCTATTATTGTTGCATTTGGTCCAAAAATAATGGATTTTATAAAAGGTACAGATAAAGCATCTGAAGCTGAAAATAAATTTGCAAAGAGTTTAAGTGATGCAAGAGCGCAAGCAACTGAAACAGGAATAAAATTACAAGCATATTTGAATATAAGTCAAAATGCAAATGTTAGTGAAGAAAAAAGGGCAGAAGCATTTAGGGCAGTTGTAAGTGAATTAGGTAAAGTAAATAAGGCTTATGCATCAACAATAACAACTGTTGACCAAGCAAGAGTAGCAGTTGATTTATATACAAAAGCATTAGTAAACCAAGCGATAGCATCAAGATACATTGATGAAATTGCTAATAAGACTATTGCTTTAGCTGATGCCAATCAAAAAATATTACAAACAGGTAGAGATTATTATGCAAATTTAGAGAAGCAAAAAAGCGCATATCAAGGTGTTACAGGTGTTGCAATTGGTTATCAAGTAGCAATTAATGATGCTAAAAATGCGAATAAAGAAGCAAGAGTAGAAGCAGAAAAATTAAAAAATGAAATTATTGGGTTTAATGCACAATTAGAAAAAACACTTACTTTAAATACTACAAATCCTTTTGACAAATTAGATAAAGGTGCAAAAGATTTAGCAAAATCAACAAAAGAGGCTGCTGACAATATTCAAAAAATAGGCAAAGAGGCAAGACCAATTACAGAAGGAATGACTGCACCTGTTTTAATGCAACGAGGTCCAGCACTATCAATAACAAATCCAACTGGTAATCCACCTTTAGGTGGTAGAACAACAGGTTTTAATGCTATTGTAGATGCAAATAAAGCATTAGAGGCAGCGAGAGCATTGAAAGTATATAATATGCAATTACAATTTGCAAATAATATAACAGATACTATTACTCCAGCTTTTGAAGCAATGTTTCAAGCAATGGCAAATGGGGAAAATATAGGTAAAGCGTTAGAGCAATCATTTAAACAAATTATTGTTCAATTAACTACAATGATAGTTAAAGCGTTAATTTTTAAAGCTATTATGAGTGCTTTAGGAATACCTGTTGCTGGTGGTGGCGGAGGTGGATTTGTAAACTTTAATCCAATTGGAGCAAGTGGTGATGGAGGTGGTGCATTTGTATTAAGAGGACAAGATTTATTATTGGCTACAAATAGAGCGCAAAAGGCATCAAATCTTAAAGGACAAAACATTAGTTTAGCATAATGGCATACGGATTAAGATATACAATAACCCAAGAACTTAGGGATGAAACATCATTAATTGTTAAGATATACGAAAAAAATTATGTCGGTGCAACTGTTACTCCATATATAGGTACAAACGTTTCTTTAGTACCTAATTCATCAAATGAAGACCCAATTGCAATTATAATATCATCACAATTAAATGTGTCTTTTATTATTTCCGACCAAGACGATTACGATAACTTCCCTGACTTATTAAACTTTGATGAAACTAAGTATTATGTTGAATTAGTTATTGATAACAATATTAAATGGCGAGGTTTTTTACTTAACGACTATGTGCAAGTTCCATTTACAACAGGCAATCAAGAAGTAAGTATAAGTTGTATTGATGGTTTATCTTTTCTTAGATACATATATTACGATTCAGATGTAAATACAAATTCATTAATTAAATTAATAGACATAATAGGTACTTGCTTAAATGCATTGCCTTTTGATGATATGATATTTATTTATGCTTGTTGTTCTTATTATGCAGATGGAATGTTTGATAGAGGTGATGCTGGTGCAGATGAGCCATTTAGTCAAACTTATCAATACAAAAGAGATTTTTATAAATTAGATTATTATACAATTTTAGAGAATATAATTAAGACTTTTGGTTGTCGATTATTTCAAGCTAATGGTAATTGGTATATTTTGCCAATGAATCAACAAGCTGACACAATTTACTATACAAGATATGTTGTTGAAAATGCGCCAAGCGTAAGTGGGAATGGAACTTTGACAAATACAATAAACATTCAACCATATCAAGAAGGTAATGTTCATTTTGTAAATAATAGTCAAACTAAAATAGTAAGAAAAGGTTACCCTACAATTGAATCAACTTTGCCGTATGATTATGCGTCAAATTATATATATAACGGAACTTTTAAATTTACAACAGGTTCAGGTGCTTCATTAAGGGCAAATGGTTGGAGTGAATTTGAGGTTGCGCCATCAAGGGCAACTTTAGTTATTTTAAATGAAGACCAATCAAATAGGTATGAAGTATTTTATTTAGGTGGTAGCACTAATGCTTATATTCAAAATTATTTTGCATTACCAACGGCTTATGAATATTTGCCAAAAATGTATGGCACAAGGGCAACTTTGTCTTTTGAATTACAAGGAGCAAATGCTGGGGATAAAATAAGAGTTTACATTACGGCTTTTATTGGTGGTGTAACTTATTATTTAAGAGATAATAATGTATGGTCAACTTCCGTACATTTTAGAGATGTTACTTATACTACATTCAATACTTATGTTACAAGTACTATTGATATTCCAATGGGATATTCACAAGATTTAAGTTTAGTTATTGAAGGATTAATAGGGGTTAAATTTGAAGCAGCTAATGGTGCAACAGGTGGATATATTAAGAATGTAAAATTAACACAAGGAGATGCAACTATTAAAGAAGTTGTATTAACAAGAAATATTGGTTCTACATCACAAATAGCAACCAATATAGATATACCTTATAGTGCAATTTATCCACCGCAAGGTTCATCACCAATAAAAAATAATGTAGGTTTATTGTTTAAATCAGATGGTAATATTTGGACTGATTGGTATAGATATGGTTATCCACCAGAATCTTTTACTATGTTAGCTGAATTGGTTTTGCGTCAATATTCAAACTTATTAAGTAAAAATATAGCTACTTTAGAAGGCGATTTGGGTGCAATAGCTGGTGCAAATGGGTTTATATATCTTGATAAAACATATACTATTCAAGATGCAAGTACAAACGCTTTGTCTTATAATAACAAGAAGTTTTTAATAAATAGGCTTACATCAAATCCTTATATGGATGAAACAAGCCAAATACAACTTTTAGAGATTACAATGGTTGATAATGCTTCAACTGCTACTGTTGATTATATTGGGGATGTTACCATAGAAACTCCAAAAAGATATTTTAATAATGCGTAAATTTGTAATATGGCAGCAGTAATAGGTAAAAACGTTATGCTTTATTGGCATAGAACAGATGTAGACCCAGAGGTGGATGTTGCATTTGCTTGTAGTACAAATTGTACGTTTAATGTAAGCGTAGACCAAAAAGAGGTAACAAGTCAAACGAGTGCTTGGTTTAGGGAATATAAAAACGATGTAGCTACTTGGAATGTAACCTGTGATGGGTTGATTACATTGACTGGGTTTTCTTATTTGTTTATGTTAGAGAAGCAATTAGCAAGAGAACCAATAGAGATTAAGTTCGTAGTGGATAATGGAGTTGATGGTTTGACTATCATTAACGGAACTTGTAATATATCAAGTTTAGCAATAAACGCACCTTATAAGGATGTGGCTACTTACAACGTGAGCCTACAAGGTACAGGTGCATACAATACAACAGGAACAGAGGTAAGTCCAGAGGGAGTGATTATAGTAGGTTCAAACCCTGTAAAGACAAAAGGTTACACGGCAAGTGGTGGCGAAACATCAATTACTTTTGCGGACACAATCGGTTACTCTTGTCTATACGTTTCAAGAGGTGGTGTGGATGCACAAAACATTTTAACAAGTGGTACTCCAACAGGCGATGATGTTAAGTTTATAAGTTCAACTGGGGTGCTTACTTTTGGTAGACCATTAGAAGCTGGGGAATATATTAGAATGTTGGCACAATAAAAACTATATGAAACAAATTAAAAACTATCCTAATTACTATCTTACCCTAAGTGGAAAGGTATTTAACTTAAAAACTATGAAATGGTTAAATCCTTTTATAGCAAATAATGGGTACTATTCAGTATGTTTATACAATGAAAATGGTGGTAAATATAAATTATTACATAGGTTAATTATGGAAACTTATGTTGAAAACATAGATGGTAAAAAATATGTAAATCATATTGACGGAATAAAAACAAATAATAGCATTTTCAATCTTGAATGGTGTACGCATAGTGAAAATATGCAACACTCTTGGAAAAATGGATTAAACAAGATAACTGAAAATCATAGACAAAATGGTAGAAATACAATCCATATTGCTTTAAAGGCAGCAAATGACTTGAAAAGAAAAAAGGTAATAGATTTATCAAATGGTAAGATTTATAATTCTACAAATGAAGCTGCTTTAGAATTAGGTTATAAAAAACCAACTTTATCAAATTGGCTAAATGGTCATAGGGAAAATAAAACAAGTTTAAGATATTTATAAATTATACATAGATGAGTCAATTACAAGTTACAGGCGAAGCAAAGATTAGGGATATACAAGGTCCAGTAGTGGCTAATAGTGGTGTTATAACCGCTTTAAATGGTGCTGCTAACCAATATGTTCGTGGTGATGGTACTTTAGCAAGTTTCCCTACTTCTGGTGGAGGTGGTAGTTCTGTATCTTATTATCTTAACGGAAGTGTCAATCAAGGGACTTTTGGTGGTTCTACTTATTATCAAATGAGTAAGAACGCTATTGTAGGAACAGGAACAAACTTTTCTGCTTCAGCTAATGGGTTGATTGCTCAATTCATTACGGATGCTAACGACCCTGACGTAGTTTCTATTCCGAGTGGTAACTGGAACGTAGAGTTCTTTATGAATGTAAGTGCATCAAGCGGTGCTTTAGCTTCTTTCTATGTAGAGTTTTATAAATATAACGGAAGTACATTTACTTTATTAGCTACTAATGTGGCTACTCCAGAGCAATTAACAAACACAACAACTGTTGATGCTTATTATACAAGCGTAGCAATGCCTTTGTCAACAATGGCGGTTACGGATAGATTAGCGATTAGAATATTTGTAAACGTAGCTGGTAAAACTGTAACTCTTTATACTGAAGACAATAGGCTTTGTCAAGTGGTAACTACGTTTTCAAAGGGGTTGGCATCTTTGAATAACTTAACTGACCAATCACAATACTTAACAACAGGAACAAGTGGAACTAACTTTAACATAGTTTCAAGTGGAGATACACATACTTTTAACCTACCTGTGGCTTCGGCTACAAATACTGGTAAATTAAGTTCTACCGATTGGAGTACGTTTAATGGCAAAGTGCCTTACACAGGTGCGATTGCAAATGTGGATTTAGGAACTTACTCAATCACAGGCGGAATAGGAACTTTTACTAATGGTGTATTAAATGGCAACGGAACAAATCCTGCCAATTTATATTTAAAGAAAGGTTCAGCACCATTTTTTACTAATGCAAATA